GAAAGGGTCCAGCTCTGGAAGCCGCTTTCGCGAAAGGTTCAGCCCGTATTCTGGCTTGCTGACCCCGCCCTCATACTCCCGGTCGACGAAGAGGCCGTCCGGTGCCGTCCAACGTGATGCAGGTATGATATACTGATCCGGCGCCCGACCATCTTCAAACAAGGTAAGGGCAAGCAATAGGTTCGACCGAAGCGGAAAAACGTCCTTCCGCATGAAGACGTAGTTCAGCTTCCGTACGGACTTGACCTGCACATCCCAGTACCGGTCCGGTTCCTGTCGAACCACGAAATCAATACCCCGATCGTCAACCTCGGCAGTGTAGACATCGAGCCCCAACAGCACGAACTGCATCTTCGTGAAATATTCGGCGTATCGACCCAACTGCAGGTGGTTAAGACGGCTCCAATCGTGATGCATTCCATATCCTGTCTGCACACGATTGTGCCGCATGCCTCCGACAGGTTCTATGCCGGATGCAAGTCCAACGTCCAGATCAGGCGTTCGCGGTCACGGATTGGCTCGCCCTGAATGGTGAAGCTGTCGGTGCCAATCACGATCAGATCGCCGGGGCGGGGGTCTGGAAGGTCGGACACGCGGACGTCCACCATCATGGTGTCGCTGACAAACCGGCCCGCGCCAAACTCGGTGATCCGATCCGGGGCGCGGCGGATGACGCGGATCGGTCGTTCCTCCGAGGTGGTGGCGGAAATCCAGAGCGCTGCCACCGCCATGGACAGGTTGGCGTAGATGCGATCCATGGCAGCAGCAAAGACGGTCATGATGAGTGCCGCCGCCGGTCAGTTGGACGTATGCAGACGGATCGCGATGCGCGGCCGCTTGTTGACCGGCAGGATCGAGGCCTCCGTCATGAGATCAATCCAGCGGCCCTTTTCATCGAGATGCTGGCGGGCATAGAGCGGCAGGCCGATGGTATTGGCAGCCTCCAGCAAGTTGGCAGGCCCGCCATAGGTCGTGAAGGTGTCCATCGTGCCAAGCGGGAAGGCGATGCCCTCGCTGGCGGGCACCAGCCGCTCGGACGCTTTGGTCGAAAGCGTCACCGTGCCCGAATATTCCTCGAAGAGAATCCCGGCGAAGGGAAAGTTGCGCCGCACATCCTCGCGTAGCGGCTGGGCTCCGGTGGCGGCGTAGAACTTGTAGGCTTCCTCGGTTTTGGGGTGGGCGATCAGCTTGTCGAAGAATTCTCGGCTGACCAGCGCATGCACGCTGGTCATCGCCTCGCCCAGCAGGTTGTCCTCGACCGCGCGCAGGACCTCGCGGACCTTGCCTTGGACATTGGTGCCAGCGGTGCCGAGCAGGAAATCCACCGAGATCTGCGCGAGGCCAAATTCCGTGAAGTAGTTGTAGAGGGTGGTCCCCGCCCCGTCCTTCACGATGCCGCGGAGCGCATTCATCTCCATGTATTCGCGGGTCTGGGCGTGCTTGCGGCGCATCAGTTGCAGCTTGCGGTTCATCACTTCGACCAGCGGATCGGCACCATCGAAGACGCCCAGCGCCGGGGTGCCCTGAATGTCGGCGGGCAGGATCACATCATCATGCGGGATCCACGGCAGGGCGAAGGACCGCATCGACCGCCCCTCGCGCGTGCCGACGGTGGCGGGGCCACCCAGCGGCACCGAGGGCAGCAGGCTGAGGATGCCCTCGTATTGCTCGATGATCACCGAGCGCTGGCTGACGCCCTCAAAGCGGAAGAGGCCGATCTGGCCGAGGCGGGTATAGAGGTTGGGCAGGATGTTGATGGCCTGCGTCATCTCGGCCAGCGAATAGCCGCCAGCGTCAAAGGGATTGCGAACGAGGGTCATGGGGTGCTCCGGGGGAAGGGGAAAAGGGTGGCGACTCCAAGCGTCAGAGGCCGTGCGTCAGACGCCATCGCGGGCGATGATGCCGACGGCGGCCAGCTGGCCGAGTTTGGTGGTAATCTTGGCGGCGTCATCGACCGTGCCGTCATAGGCGAGGCCCGCACGCGAGACGATCGCGGGGCCGCGCTCCACTACGATGCCGACTGCGTCTGCCAGTGTGGCATCGACGGCATAGAGCAGTACGGCGCTGGCGAGTTGCGACCCATCAGTCCCGGTCGCGGGTGACAGGGTGTATTTGCCGCTGGCCGTGATCTTCCCCAGCACCGAGCCGACCGGGTAGGGCATGCCTTGCAGCAGCGGGATCACCTCGCGGGTGTAGTTCGGGTTGACCTCATATTTGAGGACATCGCCCATGTTGGGCTGTTCCGTCAGGACGGGCATTGGTCAGTCTCCATGTTGGTAGGGATAGGTCGGTCGGCGCTGGGTCAGCGCCTGGCGTCGGTCGCGGCCTTTCTGGCGGCAGCGATGATCGGGCTGTCTTTCGTGGCCGCAGCGGCCGGGGCCGTGGCGATGATACCTGCGGCATCGCTGCGGGCGGCAAGATCGGCCAGCACGCGGGCGCGCAGGGCCTCGGGCTTCAACCCGCGTGCCACGGCGTCGGCGGCATCAATGGTCAGGCCGAGCCGGGCCGCTTGTGCACAGACCTGCGCCACCTCGGCAGCCTCGGCACGCACGGCGTCGGCGGTTCCCGCCGCCGCGTCGGGTGGGGGTGCGGCGGGTGCGGGGGCCTCCGGCCCGGGTGGGACGGCTGCGACCGGCGGCTCGGGCGTGGTCGGGGTTGCTGCTTCTTCGGGCGAGGTGGCGGTCTCAGCCTCATTCGGGGTGGCGGTGGACGTGTTGGTCATCTGAGGACCCTTTCTGCTGGGGGCGGTTGTGCCGCGCGGGGCGGCGGCGAAAGCGTGGAAGGCGGTGACGGGATCGGCCAGTTCGTCGGCCAGCCCCGCGGCAATGGCGTCAGCCCCGCGGAACACGGCAGCTTCCGTGGCCAGCGCAGCCGTCTGCGTCAGCCGGTCCCCGCGCCCGGCAGCGACGGTTTCCGCGAAGAGGAACCGCACGACTTCCAGCTCACGCTGCATCTGGTCGTGCACGGCTTGCGGAAGCGGCTGGTACGGGTTCGCATCGATCTTATGCGATCCGGCGTGGATCAGCGTCACACTGAGGCCGTTCTGGTCGATGGCCCCGCTCATATCGGTGTGCAGGGCCACCACGCCGATGCTGCCGACCGCCCCGGTGCGGGGCAGGATGATGCGGTCGGCCTGGCTGGCCAGCACATAGCCAGCCGACAGCGCGTGTTCGGCGACAAAGGCGTAGACCGGCTTTTGCGCCCGGGCGGCGCGGATGCGATCTGCCAGATCGAACGCCCCCGCGACTTCGCCGCCAAAGCTGTCGATGTCGAGTGCAATGCCCCGCACGCCGGGATCGCCCAGCGCCGCCTGCAGCTGGGCGGCGATCCCCTCATAGGAGGTCAGGCCCGAAGACTGGCCGATCCATGCGCCCCTGTGCACAAGCGTGCCCGCGATTGCGATCACGGCAATGCCGTCGACCATGGTGAAAGGCTGGGTGCCATTGCGCTGGTGACGCTGCGCGAGGTCACTGCCAAACAAAGAGGTACGCGCAGACAACGCCGCGTGATCAACCTCGCTTGACGGCAGATCGACACCTTGGAAGGTGATCTCCTGCCCGGTGACGCGCGGCCCCAGCCCGGACAGAAACGCCAGCGCCTTGGCCGGATCGATCATCAGCGGTGTGTTGAAAGCGCGCTGTGCAATCTGGGCGTGATGCATCATGCGCCCTCCTTTGTGGCGGGTTTTTCATCGGCGCCGTCCTGTGCGTCGTCGTCGGCCTCGTCATCCTTGTTGCTGTCCTGATCCGCGTCTTGCGCGGCGCCTTCGCCTGGCCCCTGCGCAGGCGATCCCGGCCGCCGGAAGTCGAGGCCCAGCGCCAATTCGCGTGTGCGCTCGGCGGCGATTTCCCGATCAACCTGCTCGGCATCGTACCCACGCTCTGCCAGGGCTTGTGTCCGAGACTTCAGACCCGCTTCGATCTGCAGGATCTCGGCCGAGGCGTCCTTCATCGGGTCGATCCAGTCCCACTTGGTCGGAAGCCAGGCGCAGGCCTGATATTGGCGGCGCTGGCTGTCATACCCCGGCAGGTCCAGCGCGCCCGACAACACGGCGGTGTCCATCCAGCGCACCCAGACGGCGCGGCAGAGCTGATAGACCAGCACGCCATGCTGCCAGGCAGAGATGCGGCGGCGGAATTCGATCAGCGAGATGCGGGTGTTCGAGAAGTTGCCCTTGGCGGTGTCGCCGGTCAGATAGCCGTAAGGGATGCCAAGTGCTGCCGCGATTTGCAGCAAGGTGCGGTATTGGAACAGCTCATAGGTGCCGCCCGAGTCTGG